AGGGCAAACTTCGTTTAGAATATATTAAGATACCTAATTCTTACTATGTACCATTCTACAACTAAGAAAAAGAAGAAAAAAAAGAAGGGAGGTAAGAAACGTAGTGAATGTTCCTGTAAATAAAGCTCTTTACGCTAGAGTAAAAGCCGAAGCCAAGCGTAAGTTTAAGGTGTATCCGAGTGCTTATGCTAATGCGTGGCTTGTACGAGAGTATAAAAAACGTGGCGGTACTTACCGAGTGGAGAAGAAGCGTGGCAAAAAGTAGCCCAAATCCCAGAGCAAAAGGTGGTTTGACCCGTTGGTTTGCTGAAAATTGGGTTGATGTTAAAACTGGTAAGCCTTGTGGTCGTTCAAAAGGCGAAAAACGGGGTTATCCTGCTTGTAGACCTAGTAAACGTGTCTCAAGTAAGACGCCTAAGACAGTTGGAGAGATGTCAGCAGCCGAAAAAGCTAGGTTTAAAAGAGAAAAAACAAGCAGTAAAAAGATAACATATCAACATAGACGTAAAAAAACTAAAAAAAGGAGTTAAAAATGGCAAAATCTCATGCAATGGCAAGATGTCAGGGTTATATAGCTTCTGTTCGTAAGGGTAAAAAGAAAAAAACATCAAAAAAATCAACTAAGAAGAAAAA